CTTGAACTGTTCATTCAGGGCGGCGGCTAATTCGTTGTCCATGCTCCCATCCTGAATAGCAGTCGCAATCTGCGGAAGAGCTTGGGCAATCTGATCAAGCTGAATGGATTGCTGTTGTTTGAGATCCTGAGAATCCCAATAGCAGTAATGGACCATCATGCCCTTCTCGTAAAAGTGATTTAATCCAAGTTCCACTTCATCATAGAACTCAGTCATTTTGGTGTTCAGCATCCATCGCATGAAGTTACTGATCACACTTGCGCGTTCCATATCATCGGATTCCACAGGTGTGGCCACGATGTGAGCGCGTCTGATCGCATTGAGTGACATGGAGACTAGGCAATTGATGGTCTCATCAACAAGCGTTACCTCTTGATCACTTGCACCAGGCCAAGGAAAGACTTCTCCGGTTTCGGATTGGCTTGCGTGCTTCTTAAAGTCATCACTCTTACCATTCCATAAGCAGTTCCGAGTGTCGTAATCGCGTTGTCTACGATCCATCCACTCACCCAAATCACTCTGAGTGCGGCGGTAAGTTTCCTGCAAGTATCCTATGTCGGGTTCCTTGGAAACGTACAGCAATTCGGGATCAGCGCTACTTTGCATATGCAGTAGCAAATTATAGTCATTTGTAGTTGACTAGTCAAACGGATTCAATATCCACCACCACCTGTGGCCACCATTGAGCCGGGAGTGATGTGATCCGCACCACTGACCATAAGGTATCGGATGCAGTCAATTTGATCCTTAAAGTGTTCAGCGCGGGACTGCCCCGTATACTCAAGCATCGAGGTAATTGTGTTATCGCATTGGTCTGAGATATACAGTTTGGGCTTATTCTCGTCGGTCATATCCTCGGTATCGTTCCACGATAAGGCATCATTGATCTTCGCAATCCCTGACTCGATCTCCACGCCAGGTGCGGGTCGCATAACAAAGCCCAGGTTTGCCATAGTCGTAATAATATTACTCTCACCTTCCTTCTCCCTGACTGTGGCCGCACCCATGCGCGGGTCAACAATTCGCTCAAATATCTCCTCCTCATTCTCCAAATCCTCGAAGTGATTCTTATAATCAGAGTATCCCCAACCGAGTGGCCTTTGGGCAGGGCCAGGTTTACCCACGCTCTTCCCTACCCCATTGACATGTGGCAAGGCCCATTGGCCCATCGTTGAGTCAGGGAACTCGCGGTATATATAAATACTCCCATCCCGCATAACTCCCGCCCAAATGCAGACCCACGGTTTTGAGCCGCCAGGATCAGCAACGAAGTAGCGGGTGACAGGTATCGAATCATCCTGAATAAAAGGGATCTTCTCATGCGGAATTACATTTGTTTCCCTGTTAAATTTCGGGAATCTACCCTCGACCGCCTTACTCGGAATGCCGTACAACCGAGCAAGTTTGACCTCCAAGGGTTGCTTAGAGTAAGTCCGTACTAATTCCTTACCATCAATGAACGGACTATCCTCAGACCAAAAGTAATGAATACGGCAATCAGGCCAATTGGCGGAGACCTGCTCAATAGGTAAATCCCGTCCAAGAAGTTTACTGTATCTTTTTTCCACGGTCTCCGCACCCTTCAATAAGCTATTAATCAATGGTGTCCAACCCTGCAAAGTTGTGAAGGTCAGGAGCAAACGACCATGAAAATCAACCGTTCGACCGAGCAAGGTATTGAATATTGCTTCGGGAACTTCCTCATCAAGATGAATACAATGTGCGGACCAACCCTCGAATATCTG